AATGGTACCAATGCAGCTGCAGTAAAAGCTGGTGATACGGTAGACATTGGTACGGTTGCAGGTGAAACTAACCTGAAAGTGACCAAGACCGGCAATACGATTCAGTATGGCTTAAACCGTGATCTGAATATTGACAGTGTAACGGCAGGGGACAGCAAGCTGGATACGAATGGTTTAACCATTGCAGGTGGACCAAGTGTGACCAAGACTGGTATTGATGCTGCAGGCAACACAATCAGTAACGTAGCAGCAGGCACCAATGCTACCGATGCAGTAAACAAAGGCCAGCTTGATCATGTAGATAATCGTGTAACACAGGTTACAAATACAACTGCAAGTATCTTTGGTGGTGGTGCTAAAGCTAATACAGATGGTTCAATTTCTAACCCGACTTATAATGTTGCAGGTACAAGTGCAAACAATGTTGGTGATGCTTTAACAGCACTTGATAAAGCAGTTACTGATGCAGGTACGGCAGCGAATGCAGGCTGGACAGTTTCAGCCAATGGTGATGCTGCGACTGCTAAAAAGATCAAACCAAATGGTAAAGTGAATTTTACTGGCGATGACAACTTAACTGTTGCTCAAAGCAGCGAAACTGATAATGAAGGTAATATCAAGGTCGCGCTGAACAAAAACTTGAAGGTTGATAGTGTTACGACTGGTAATACCGTTATCGATACGACTGGAGTAAAAGTTGGTGATAACGTCCAGTTAGGATCAACAGGCTTAATCATTGCTGGCGGTCCGAGTATCACTACTTCTGGAATTAGTGCTGGTAATAAAACGATAAGTAATGTAGCCGCAGGTGTTTCTTCTACAGATGCGGTAAACAAAGGACAACTGGATAGCGCAATAAGTAGCATAAACAATAATGTTGGTGCTCTTGCTAATAGTGCTGTGCAGTACGATAAAAATAGTGATGGATCAGTTAACAAAGACTCTATTACTTTAGCTGGCGGTGCTAATGGTACAACCATTAAAAATGTAGCAAATGGTACTGTAGCAGAAGGTTCTAAAGATGCTGTTAATGGAGGCCAGTTATGGACTGTTCAACAACAGGTCAATAAAAATACGGGCGATATTTCGAATCTTCAGACTGACATCAGCAATATTAACAATGGTAAATCAGGTTTAGTTCAGCAAGCTGATAAAGATGCAGCGATTACTGTTGGTAAAGATACTGGTGGTACTCAGGTTAATGTTGCTGGAACAGCAGGTGAGCGTACTGTGACTGGTGTTAAAGCGGGAGCAGTTACAGAGTCTTCAAAAGATGCAGTAAATGGTTCTCAACTTAATACAACAAATCAAGCACTTGTAAACTACTTAGGTGGTGGAGCAGGTTATGACAATATTACCCAAAGCTTCTCAAATCCAACATATAACGTAGGTGATCAGTCTTACCACAATGTTGGTGATGCGATAGGTGCATTGAATCAAGCTGACCAAACATTAAATACCAAAATTGATAATGTAAGTAATAAGCTTGAACAAGCATTCTATGCAACAAACCAACGTATTGATGATGTTGAGAAAAGAGCGAATGCTGGTATTGCTGCCGCGATGGCTTTAGAAAATGCGCCATTTGTTGCGGGTAAATACACCTATGCTGTTGGGGCTGCTTATCATGGTGGTGAAAATGCTGTCGGTGTGACCTTACGTAAAACTGCTGATAATGGACGTTGGTCACTGACTGGTGGTGTAGCTGCAGCTTCTCAAGGTGATCCAAGTGTTCGTATCGGTATTAGTGGTGTAATTGACTAATTTCGCTAGGCGAGGAAGGCAAGGCCTTCCTCATTCTCCATTTCGAGAGTAAAAATATGAAAAATACAGTTAAAGCGTTATTTATTGCTGTTCTTTCTGGCCTGGCAATGGTTAGTTATGCACAAGAAGAAGCAGTATCTCAAAAAAATGTCACGTTTCCTAAAGTATCAGATAGCTATCTTAAGCAAGTAAAACGTTATGAATATGATGATGTTGCCCGTCTAGACTTAGGTCTAAATAAGGATCAAATTCGAGCTTTACTCGGCAATCCACAATTTAGTGAAGGACTTTTTGCAGTAAAAGTCTGGAATTATGTATTAGATATACGTATACCAAATAGTAACCAATACCAACGTTGTCAGTTGCGTATTGATTTTAATAAAAAATATTTGGCTGAACGTTTATCTTGGAAAGGAGAAGCATGTGAAGGGTTGATGGCGTGGGGTGAAAATAACCAGCCTCCTACAAATAGTATTGCGGTTAATGGACGTACAGCGAGTGTTTTATTTGCTTTTGATCGATCTGATGCTAGTGCAATACAGCAAGGTTTAAACAATATAGACAATGTTGTCGATCAAATTAAGCAAATCCCATCAACAACACCTATTATTGTTTCTGGATTCGCAGATCCATTAGGTAAGTTTAGTTATAACCAAGAGTTATCATCTAAACGAGCGAATACAGTTGCTAAACTACTTGTAAACCAAGGTGTAGATCCGAATCGTATTCAAATACATGCGAATAGCCAGACTGATTTATATCAGCAATGTTCAGGTGGTCACAATTCTCAACTTATTCAATGTTTAGCACCTAATAGACGTGTTAATATAAGTTGGTAACAGCCTGTCACGTAAGAGTAACCATCCATAAGGTGGTTACTTTTTCGTTTTAAGGGACTAAAAAGTAAAAAGATATATTTAAGGTTCTATAAATTTTCTATAAAAATCATCTTTTAAAATAATAAAAGTGCTGTGGCGTGAGCAAACCATCTAAGGGCTGATCCCAGCTTTGACGTTCTAATGTATGTTCAATAAATTGAAATTGATGAGCCAGTCCTAAACGGTAAGGTTTATGCTTGGCACTTGCCAATGTACGATCATAATAACCACCACCCATGCCAATACGTGTCCCATAGTGATCACAGGCTAAAAGAGGCATAAGCAGTAAATCAAGCTCTGATATATGTTTTCCTCGCGTTGCCATAGGCTCTTTCATACCTAAGGGATGATGAGAAAAACGACGACTTAAATATTGGTTTTTATTGATCTTTACCCATACTAAACGTTGATTCATTGAACAAATCATAGGTAAATAGACTTGTTTATTCTTTTTAAAACAAAGCTTGATCAAAAGATCGGTATGAATTTCACCGAAAGCATGTAGATATAAGCCAATTTTTTTTGAAGAGTGAAAAATAGGAAGAGTATTCAGGAAATGTAATACGCTAAGCTGAGCCTGTTTTTGCTCAAATGGGGTTAAAGAATGTCTTTTAGATCTTAAATTTTTTCTAATAAAACTTAATTCATTCATGGAGAAATCTAACAAAGATTTGCGGACAGTCGAGCAAAATTATACCTACTTTTCTATGGTTTCACCGAAATTTAAAAATTATTAAAAAGCAGTCTTCTAATGTATTAGACCAGGTAAAAATAGTTTTGCTGTTAGGAGAAGCTATCTACATATAATTTTTTCTTTTTTACGTATTTACAGTATTTATTTACATTTAATCAGGATAAGTATATTTAAGGATGAATATGAAAATGTGAAACCTATGAAGTTAAAAATTTTAACAATGATGTTATGTGTGGCATTGCTGAGTGCATGTACGAAACAGGCTGAATCTGAGGCACCTCAAATGGATTATAAAGCTCAATTTGAAGAGTCGGACCGAAAAATTGGTGAATTTTTAGATCAGTTAGATAATCCAAATACACCTCAAGAAGTTAAAGTTAAAATTTTATGTCATGACTATCCTGAGGTGTATAAAAAACAATACATGCCTGCATTAATAAAAGTTTCACCAAAACCGTATACTGAAGAAAAATTATTGTCAGATTTGAAAAGTGCAACTGACTACTATAAAGGGACTTTGGGGATAAAATGTAATGAATAATATTTGAATTAAATCACGATAAAAATTTAAAAGTGTGAATTGATTGGCATTATTTAGTTGTGCTAAATTTCTTCTGTTAATTACTTCAACTTTTCTCTGGATTTGAAATGCAGATCTTAAAATTTTTACAGAGTTTTAATACAGTCGGCACCTATTTAACACTTGCTTCCATCTTGCTTGTGGTCATGATCATTTATTTTTATGTAATTAATCCTGCATGAACATTTTGAAAGGTATAGGTCTTCTCATCTATTACTTTTTTAAGAACGGAAGATGAATAATAGGATAGGGATATGAAATTTAAAATATTATTATTAAGTTTTATTGCCACCGGTTGCTATGCTAATGAAAGTACAGCTGATCCGGATATTTGTAATATCGTAAAAAAGGTCGCTTATAACGTGATGGAAGCACGACAGCAAAAAGTACCAGCACAAGATTTACAACAAATTGCCGATGGGCTAGCAGATGAAAAAGCCAAGCAGCTTTATCAAGACTTAATTAGCTCAGCTTATGCTGCCAAAGTATTTAAGACAAGTTTCTTTAAACGCCAAGCAATTGAAGATTTTCAAGCAGGATGGTATGAGGAATGTTTACGTAGAAATGAATAATAATTAAAAAATAATGAATATTTAATTTTTAAGAACAACTAATTAGTTAAGAGAATAAAAAATAGACTGACAGGTCTGTCTAGGTATTTTAATTTAAAAATAAAATTCGAATTTATAGGTATTTATTTAAAAATAAATGCTCCGAAGATGCCGCTGCATGTCGTTACCCTTGAACCCTAAAGTTCAGCGGGTCTTTCTCAATTCTAGCAATACATTGCAATATTAAGCAATACCTAGCGATATTAAAAAATCAATATTTTTAATAATTTATATTAAAGCAATACAATGCAATATTACACAATCTTTAGCAATACAAAAATAGTCTATTAATGGTCTATTTTGATAAATACGGTCTATTTTTCAAGTTTAAGTCTATTAAAGGTCTATTTTTGGTGATTAAAAAAGCGGCACTTAGCCGCTTATGCTGTATGTGCCATTTTGTTTTGTTCAATATAAGCCAAAACATCAGACTTCATATAATTTACTTGTCGTTTATGAGGTTTAGAGAATGGAATGCCGCCACCTTCACATCTTTTCTTCTGCAACCACGGTAAGGATACGTGCATAACAATAGCTACTGTTTCAGGTGGAAAAGTTTGATTATCAGCAGCTTCCCAAAATTCCTTCTTAGCAGCCTCTTTTTCTGCATGAGTCATACGATCTAATTTAGTTAAACGTGACATTTATTTCTCCTTACTTTCCGCTTTAGGATTTGCCCACCAAAGTACAGGGCCATCTTCTGAATCAAATGCTGCAATTAAAAAGAGTCCTTGTTCTGGCGGTTCTGGCTTCCAGTTTGGCCAAACTACTGCATCTTCCGGTATATTTGGTATTTCATCGTAATCTAATAGTTGAGTTTCAATTTCAACTCTAAGATTCATTTGAAGTTGTGCCCACTGTTCTCTTGTATAGGCTTCAGCTCCTTCTTCAATGGTGTCAAACAATTCAATATCTGGATGAAACCAATTGAAAAGGTTTTCAGGTGGTTCTATTGGCTGGATCTGATATTTAAAACCCGTCTCACTAGATCCATAAAATAGTTTTGCTTCATCAAAGCTTTTGGTTACAAGAGGGGCAGAGCCTTTCTTGTAGCAAATTACTATTTCATCAAATTTAAAAACACGTTCAGCTGTCTTCAAATCAAAGCATTGGTACATAGGTTCACTAAACCAACTCTCAACATAAAATAGATTTTTAATATGATCTTTGCGGGAACCGTGCCATTTCTGAACTTTGATAACATCATCAAAAATTTCTAAGAAAAAGTTGTTGCCTTCCTTTTCATGCATTTTTCTATAACGCTCAACAGCTCGCTCAGCTATCTCTTTTGAAGCTGCTGGCGTTTGCTTAAAAGGGCTGTAACCTTCAGGTCGCATTGCAACCGCCCATAAAGTTGATTCACTCATCCTTCAGCTCCCGATTCGCTAACACCCAACTTAATGCAACCTTCCTCAGGTAAATCAGCATACCAACAGTAGTATCCTTCACCGTCATAACCATCTTGGAGCCATTTGATGGTCATTTCAGTTTCCATCTGGAATTGATCTTTTTCCCCATCTGGCGCACCAAAATCAAAGGCTTCTTTTAGTTCAGCGCAAGTTAGAGTGACACTAGGGGTGGGAGTATCTGGCACCGTCTCGGCTTTGGCTTTATTCCATAACTGCCAAGCATCATTAGTTACAATATTGAAATAGCCATTCATTGTTTCACTGAATGCTAGGATGTCATTTTTACGAATAGCACTTTCACGTTTAAAAATTTCTGTAGTTTTGAATTGTGATTCAAAAGGGATACGTTCATTACCTGTCATTTAAGCCACCATCTCTGCATATTCTTCTTTAGTCCACTCAACAAACTCTCTATAAAGCTGCTGGGCAGGTTTGTTTAATCGGTTGTGATAGTCGATCGTTATGCGGCGCCAAGCGACTGGTACCGCATAATGCTTGGTTAGAAACATTGCTTGATCCATGCCTTGCCGGACTATTACATAGCCCAGCAATTGCAAGTAGTACATAAAACCAAGCATGTGTTTTTGGCTCACTTTCTTGTACTGATCTTTCATGTTAGAAACCGTCCACTAATAAATAATCAGGGGTAGATTCTTGTTGAGTAGGTGTAGGATTCTCTAATTCATAGCGGCGTTTTCTCACATACCCCATTAGCTTCGGTTGAATCTGCGGATCTCGTGCAGCCACGTCTATTTCCAAAGCATCTAGCGTTGTAAGGTCTGGTGCAGTTTGGATTTGAACCATTAAAGAGGGTGGCTCATTAGCAGATGCCTTTTCTTTTTCTAGCTCTTCAAGACGTTTGTGAGTTGTAAGTAGCAAAGGCTCCATTTGTTTATCAGACCAAGTGCGTGTATATCGATAAACTGCATTTACTTCGTCTGGTGTTTTTGAGTCCTTAACTCGTTGCAGCAGGGTATCAAGTTTCTTCTGATATTCTGGATCAGTGGTTTCTGATTCTATAGCCGGCTCAGTTGTTTGTGCTTTTTCAACATCATTTTCTGAAGGCTTTTCTTCTTCGACTTCTTCAGTAGGCTTATTTAGAAGTTTTAGAATATCTCCAGCAAACTCATCACCGCTAATTTTGATAATCGCGCAGCAATGAGCAAAAGCATTATCAAAACTTGAGTGGACTTGACCATGCTGAAGCATGCGTAATTGTCCCTTTGAACCATTCCACTTAAACTGCTGCACACCTAATTCAACAGTTGGGCTAGGGTAAGAGCAAGTAGAACCTTTTTCTGGCGCTTCTCTTAAGGGCTCTGGTACCTCAAACTCACCAATAAAAATAGTTCTAGGCTTGAGTTGAAATTCAAACTTATCAAATACATCAAAACCAAAATCGTATGGGTTAAAAGGTTCCCAACCATTACGCTCAGTATTATTTACTAAAAGTAATTCACCGTTAGCCCAAGCAAGTTTGGCCTCAACTTTATTAAGTATTTTCATGCTGTCATCCCCGTTTTAGCCAATGTTTCAATATCTTGTTTAACTGCAGATAGTTTTGCCGCTTCAATTTGAATGAGGGCATCTATACCCAAGTGCTCACAAACTGTTTTCACGTCTAAACCGCGCTCATCAATGAAAACTTGTAATTCGTCTCGCTGCTCATTCGATATACCTTTGAACTCTGGCGGGTTTTTCCACTTCTTCTGCTCTTGATCAAAAGTGCAGTTCATTTCACGAGCACGTAACTGAATTGCATGCCACATAGGTATAGCGTACTTATGTTGCCTATCCAGAGATTCAGTTAGTTGATTGAGATCACCAGCGTGGTTTGCTTCAGCACAAGACTGTTTAAAGTTACTCAAATCAGCTTGGGCTTTAATCTCCGCAGCTTGCACAGGCGTCAAAGTATTGATGTGATCTTTAGCTTGCTTAAGTAGATCAGCTAAGAATGTTGGCGAATTGCTTAACTCTGGTACGGGAACTTGGCCAGTACAGATTTCTGCACCACTAGATGTTTTTATTACCGTTCCTAATCGGCCAGAGTTTTTAGCGTGGTGAGTAGGTGTCGGATTGAAAAGAATAGAACGAATAGTATCGCCATTCTCATCGGTGGCAGAATGGAGATAGCCCATTACATCAGCCATGCGGTAAAGCAAATTACGGTTTTTACCAGCTAAGTCCGGACGATAGACTTTTAGCTTTTCTTTGCCTGCTTCCTCTTCGATAGCATGAGCAATAAACACTACATCTTTGCCAAGGCTCTGCCATTTACGAACCATAGTCATAAACTTATTACCTGCTAAACCTTGAGCTTTGAGAGTTAGAGTTTGATCACGCTGTCTATTGTCAGGGTTCTTTAATAATTGATCTTTAATAGCATCAAGCATGGCCCCAACGGTATCAGCCACAATTGTTTGATAGTTGTCATAAAAACTATCTTTTAGGTTTTCTAAGTCTGGCCATGTATCTATACGAACAATAGTTCCACGGCGTAGCTCAGGTGCCACACGATGTTGACCTTTATCAAAGTCAAAAATGACAGGTTTATTAGCTGTGTGAGCAATGGAACTTTTACCAAGACCAGGATCTGTATACAGGTAACAAATGACACTTTGCACCAGCAATGTTTTTTCAGGTGTGAAAACTTGAATAGCCATAAGTATTCTCCTATCTACTTCCGGTGAAGCCGCGTTTTTGCTTATATGCTTTGCGGTCATAAGTAGGGATATTTGTTTCACGCAGTTTTATAGCGAGCTGCTTTCTGCGCTGGAAATCAATTTCTTGCATAAGAGAAGCGAAAACCTTTGGTTCCTTAGCTTTAAATTGCTCAACATTAAGTGGCTTTTTAACGCCATCTTTAATTTCGTAAAGTACTGAGGCGTTGGCGTTTGCAGCATAGATAGCCCACTTAATACGTACGGAATAAAGCCCTTGGTCGTCACGGCCTAAAAATGACTTGTAGCCGTCGGGGTGTTTTTTGTAATTAGACATGTTTAGCCTCCTCACATTCACATGTGCTAACAAAGGCATAGGTGAGCGGGCTTGGCGCATCAACAGGTGAGACATCCTTAATATTTAAAGGAATAAGTTCTTTGCGATATTTAACTAAAACAACATCTCCTTCACGGCAATCGACAATTCCTTCTTTTGAAGAAAAACGAGCAGATTTAGAAGATTGGGTTACTCTGCAAAATGAAACCTCATCACCAGCTTTGATTTTTGAACGGTCAACAGTAATCATCTTCTTGCAAGTAGGGCAGTTGTAATCTTTCATTAGGCTGCCTCCAACCATTTATTACGGTCGATATAGCCAGCCAATAAAATATTTATGTTTTTATGGTCGTCATGATTGGTGAAATCATTCCAAGGTTTGCCGCTTAAGTCTGTTACTGACTCAATGGACAAGTTGGTAATTTCAGCTGCTGTAAAATCTGAACCTGCTACACCGTAGCTATCTGCTACGCCGTCAAAATCAAAGCTTACGTTTAATTTAAAGCCGTCAATGCGGATAACAGCTTCACCAGAGTTTTCACCTGTTTTCTTAACTGCTAGAAGTTCATATTCAGAAGCAACTACTTGCTCGCTTTCATATGAATAATTAGAAGGGACGCTTGAATTAGCAGTTCGATATTCACAAGAACCTAAGGCTACAAGTACAGCAATTGCTGTAATGCCAGTTACCTTATGCTTGTTAGAAACGGTTTTTACGTTCATAATTAACCTCATGTAAGTGGAAAGCCCTGATTGCCGTGGAAAGTTGTCAGGGCTTTTTGCTGTTCATGAGAAAAAATATACCTACAAGGTAAAATAAAGTAAATACCTGTGAGGTGAAATTATTCTTATTTTTTTCTACTCATAAGGTGGAATACAAATTTTAGACAATAAAAAACCCACACATTGTGGGTCCTATATTTCAAAATAATTAAGTTATTTGCTAACTAAATTGCTTTTGGATGATGCTGTTTATGCTGACTAGGAGGAACAATATCTGTAATAGCAGTAATACTTTCAACCTCTTCCATATCAAAAGTTAGCCTTTCTCCGCCATTTACAGCTAAAAGATTTAAAACTCCATTATGTATTCCAATAAATTCCTTGATTGTACATCTTCCATCTTTTAAACAAACTTGAACAAATTCGCTTGGAGTTAACTCTGCATCTGGATCACAAACTACATACCAACCATTTCTGATAGCTGGATACATAGAGTCTCCAGTACCTTTTATTGCATACGCACGATCCCCCGCAGTATGAGTAGGGATATAACCATCCCCAGCATTTCCCTCATAACCCATGTCTGTAAAATAACCGTCCATTCCCATCTTGCTATATGCCTTAACTGGAACCCATCTTTTTGAAATTAATAAAGGTTTTTCAATGAAGTTAGAGAAGATAACTGCATCTTCACTATCAGGAATATTATATTTTTTCTTAAATTCATCTATGTCAATTTGCTTGAATCCTAATGAGCCCTTTTGAGGATTAGATTCATTTTGAATATCTGATTGGTCTAAATATCCACGCGGCTTATTAAATGCTTCTTCAATTTTTAAAGCAGTTTCATCACCAATATTCTTAGTTGGATTCTTACCAATATATTGACTCAATAACCCATAAGCCATTTCGATTTTATCGGCGAATTCAGAACGAGATAGCCCCGATTCCTTCATTAACTTCCTTGTATTAGCAAGTCTAATTTCATGAATAGTCTTTAATTCACTCATTTTGTAATTCACCTCTAGCGCTGAACTCAAAAATACCTAATGGGTAAAAAAAATAAATAGCCTAACAGGTTGTATTTTATTTACCTTGTGGGTATATTTATTAAATAAATTTACCAGTGAGGTGTATTAATGCTTACTCTTCATAGCTATTGGCGGGGATTAAGTGAGAGTGAACGTATCAAGTTCTGCAAAGAAGCAGAAGTTACTTATGGATATATGGAAACTCACCTAATCCATGGCCGAAAAAAACCAAGAATGGAAACCATTCAAAAAATGGTAGACGCAAGCAATCAAAAACTAACTCACAAAAGCTTATTTGAATTCTTTTTAGGAACATCAAAAACAGCTTAGGAAACAACATGAGCAAATTATCCGTTGATATATCTGCAAGTGCCAGAAATGACGTCTCTCGTATATTGCATGGCCTTGATATAAGCAATCAAAAAGAGATTGCTGAACATTTAAAGGTTGATCCAAGCACTATTACACGACTTAAAACAGACAAGAAAAACAATGGCTTGAATGAGATTGAAATGTTTTGCGAGCTATTGAGTTTGCTTGGATTAAAAGTCGTTCCTAAAGATTATCAAAGCATTGATAAAGAACGTGTAGCTGCACTTTTAGTTATGTCTAAGAGTTGGATGAACCGTATAGAAACGGTGGATGACTTATTTCATGACGAAATTAGTGGTCAAAAAGAAAAGCTTGGATATTAAAAAAGCCTGATCTCGGAAATCAGGCTTAGTTAATTCAATTACTGGCTAGAGGAATCGAATATGCAAACTAATCTATCAAATCAACAGCAAATAATCCAGAGCTGGTTTGAGCCGGCTCTTTATACGCTGAATCAATTGCTCGAAAAGAGAAAGGAAAACCTTCGTCGTATTAATCGAGATGAAAGGAATGCGGCAGTTTTAAGAGATGAACTTATTGAATCTTTAGCATATCAACATGGCATTTCTTTTTATTTTGCTGGAGAGGTAATTACGAGTTTAAGGCGTGCTAACAAAATCCGTTTTTTGGGCCGTTTTATTCAGTTGAGAGATGAGGGGACTAATGAGTAATTTTGTGCCTAATGCCTTCCAAGTACCAAATGCATTTGTAGACGATGTTTTAAATAAAATCTCTGATGCTGCATGCAAAATTTACTTGGTTATTTGCCGTAAAACTCGTGGTTGGAATAAGGAGATGGATTCCATCTCTTTAAGTCAATTTGAGGAAATTACAGGGAAGAGTAGACCGACAGTTGTTAAGTGCCTTAATGAGCTAATTAAGGTCGGTTTAGTCGTGGAACAACCTAGCACAATTCATGGAAATACTTTCAAATTAGGTAACGATACTAGTATTGGAATGGTACTTAAATTCCCTAGTAAAAAATTTTTACTACCTAAAATTTATGGTCAAACTAGTAAAAATTCTTTACAACTGCTAGTTAAAAATTTTAACTACACTAGTAAAAATTTTTTACCGCTACTAGTAAAAATTTTTAACACACAAAGTATCACTATCAAAAACAACTC